GCCATTTCGACATCTTGATCCTTGTCTCTTCCATTGCCTTCCTCAGGACGTTCTTTAGCGGCCACCTTGTTGACTTTCTTTCCATAGATTCTTATTTCAGCAACCAGCTTCTCTGCCTGTCGAATGGCTTGTCGCTCGTCATCGAATAGCACGGTGATGTTGTCAAAACTTTTACACAATTCCAAAACTTGTTTTGCAGTGAATTCTATTCCGAATGTAGCAACGGCACATTGGCCCAATCGCCATACGTCGGTAATGCCTTCAACGACAATGCATCGTCGTGACCATAGTTCTTGTTGTCCGTATAGAATGTCTTTGTGGTGGATTATTTCACGAGCCCGTGGGCAGACCATGTAGCGTCGTGGATGTTTGTTGGTAATGTCTCGGGTTTGGAAGCTGACGGTCTGTCCGTTCCATTGAATGGGTGCCAGTATGCGGTATTTATAATTTGTTCCGTCCAGTATGCTGACAGGTCCCGTGCCTAGTATGCCCCATTCATGTTCTATTTTCAGCGGATCAAAATTGCGGCTTTCCAAATACTGACGATGGTTGTTTCCCAATGGACCCGTATCTGACGGATATTTGAATTCCTTGATTCCAATTTTTACCTTATCGTTGCTTGACTCAATATGAGACCGACCGCCATATCGGCGTATAGTGATCCGAACCTCATCTTCGTCCACGTGTAAAAGTCGGCTCAGTGTAGGAAAGAAAGGATGGCTGCCACAGCGCCAGCAATAGAATTTGCTGACCTTCATATTGTAGCCGAGGTGATCGCTGCTGTCTTCACACCATGGACAGGTCACGTTAACCCAGTCGTTTGAACTGACATTCTTACCGCTTGTCCAATACTGGACGCCGAAGTCTTGGTAAAGCTGAATGATGTCCATGTGCCTATCTTTCCAGGTCTATGTAATTGCCGAAGTACTTGTCAAAAGTCTTGATTAGGTTTTCGTAATCACCACTGGTCATTTCAGCTTTGATTACCCTCCATTCCAATTTGAGTTGTGTGGATAAAGATTTGGCAACGCCTAATAGATAAAAAGCATTGCCTTCTGGTCCTGTTAAATCTATGACGCGTTTTCTTTTGGAAGGTTTCTTTGTCCTGATCATTGGTTTTTCCTTTCTACTCGGTCTTTTCGATAAATGAAAACAGCTCTGTGGCCAAACATTATTACGATGCCGTAAGTATGATCTCCTAGGTTTATGCGGCGGATGCAAATCCAATGAGGCACGCTGTATTTCTGCGTAAATATTCGTATCATCTCTTTTCCTTTCTATAGTCTGCTATCAAGTCGGTTAACAATGAACTGCTTTCCGTTTCTTTTCCATCCAATATGGCGTCAAGCACCTTGCGTTTGCCGTCAAGGATTTTCACAATCCGTTCCTCAATCGTATTCAATCCAAGTAGGTAATAGATGTTCACTCTGTTTGTCTGTCCTATTCTATGTTCACGGTCTTCAAGCTGGTCGTGCACGGCTGGTGTCCATTGCAGTTCAAGGATAGCAGCGCTCGAAGCTGCTGTAATGGTGATTCCCACGCCAGCCGGTTGTCCGTTCTTATCAAACATACCGACGAACAATCGTTTCTTTGGATCTGTATGGAATTGCTGCAGGTTCAAGTCACGTTGCTTTGTACTGACTTTGCCGTCGTATCGGATCGTGATGTCACCAAATTCCTCTAAAAGTGTCTCAATCGTTGCAGTGTGTGTGGCAAAGACTGCCAGTTTGTCTTCAGTTTCTAGGAATGTTTTAATCCATTCAATGCACTGTTTCATTTTGCCTTTGACGGATAGCTGCTTTAGGGCTTCTATCTTGACGAGGTGTTTTGCCCTTAATGCCTTTTCAGCTGCCTTGTCTCCTTTGTTTTCCTTGAGCCATTGTATGAAGTCCGTTTCCGCCCGTTCATATTCCCTGCGATTCGAGAGTTCAATTGGTACGAACGACCGCTCTTTGTCGGGCAGGTCTTTTAGCACCTCGGACTTTTTGCGTCTTATGAGAATTGTAGATGTGAGCAGTTTGTGAAACTCCTCCTTGTTGGTTGCCCCGTCGAAGTTCCAGCCGAATTGTGTGCGGTGTGCTCCATAGTATTTGAATGCGCAGGTCCAAAAAGGCGGCAGTATGGTTGGATCTATTATGCGGACAATAGTATCAATTTCACGTGCTCTGTTCTTTGCCGGCGTCCCGCTGAGACCAATGACATGGGGTGTTGCCTTGGCCAGCTTCTTAAATGACTTGGTGCGGTAAGCTGAAGGATTCAGTAGGAAGTGGGCTTCATCGGCTATGACGACTTGTGGTTTCAAGTCTATCAGATAATCAACCCAACCTGTGCGTGGTATTTCAACGGCACGTCTTGGATTGTCGGGGTCTTTTCGGTATCTGTTAGCCAGTATTTCGTAATTGAGAATGATAATGTCGCCGGGTATTTGTGACTGTGGTTTCAATCCGTACAGCACATTGGTATTGGCTTTTGGAATGCAGATGTTAGCTTCCCGTTCCCAGTTTGGTTTCAAGCTGCCAGGAACGGCAATAATTGCCGGTCTTAATTCACGATGCAGTTGCAGGTAAGCAAGGGCCTCAATTGTCTTTCCCAATCCCATTTCCAATCCTAATAAGATTCTGCCATTTTGATGGTCCATTCGAAGCAAGTCTTTCATTTGAAATTCGCGTAGATTCTTTTTGAATCCCTTGAGTAAGGATTTTGTCTGGAGTGCTGCAAGCGTATTACAGTCCACCCAAGGGCTTTCAATATCTTGTTTTTCTTTTTGTCCTTTTTTATTTGTCCTAGTTTCTTGTGCAGTGGACCGTCCAGTTCTATTGCCAATTTCATTTCCTGATTCCCGAAGTCCACTTTGTATACATTTGATGCATTCGGAAACAAGTTCTTTACATTCCTTGTATTTATTGCAAACTCCCTCTTGAATCCACAGCGAGAAAATAATGCGTTTGCAAGTTTTATTATTGAAGTCATTGGCTGACCATTGCCCCCTCTGAAATTTGTACCATATTTCTTGACGTAACTGTTGATCGATTGTTTCATTTTGCGTTTCACTTCTGGCCTCTTCATTGCTTCCTTTGTTGCTTTCGAAACCCTCAAACGAAAGTTGGGATCCTTTCCAATTTCTATCAATTTCTGATGTGCCTTTTGTCTGGCTTCTTTTGTGTGACCAAGTGCCAGGAATTTTTTTATGCGTTTTTTGTGCCATTGTGTTCTTACATATATTCCCGTTGGCATTTTTTATCCTCCATAATGGGCAAAGTCTCCAGTCAAGTTCAAAAGATTTTGGTTTTGAAGATATTCGAACTGCTCTTTTCACGGCTCTGAAGATGTAAAAGTCTGCGTTCTTCAGAGCCTTGACGTTTTCAATCGTTATAGGACAGGTCCAGTATCGTTTTGTAGCGGCAAATTTACGGCCATAAAGTGACTGCACCAACGACAAGTCCTCTCTATTAAATGGAAAGACTATCTTGATCAATGGTGCCTGGCCGTTGTATATTAGTTTCGCGTACCGTTCCATGTTATTGAAGTCTCCAAATTTGAATCGTTTTTATCTTGGATCTCTGAAGTAGATTCCTCGGAGTCGTCCTGAACCTATACGAACGAATCCGTGTCGTTGGTACCAAGCACGGAGATTTTGTGCATTCAGCCCACCACTAGGTTCAATGATAAGGCAAAGTTGACACCTTTCACGATCTGCATCTTTTGTTATTTTCTTTAGAAGAGTACTTGCAATTCCATGACCTCGCGACTTTAAGGGCACATTGATTCGTGTGATCCACCATGTTTGCGTACCGTCAAGATTCCATACTAAATCTGCAATCGCTCTGTATTTCTTGATGAAATAACACTGTTTCATATCAAGCCTCATTGGGATCATAGACGCACTGCTTTGGGTGTTTGTCAATGCGGATTCGAAGAAATCGTGGGTGGCGAAAATACCCACTTTTCTTTATTCGTTCTTGTGCTTCAATTTCAATGACACCCCCAAGATACTGGTGCTGATGAAAGGAGAGTTTTTTGCGAATGTCGTCGGGCATTCCTGACGTATGTCCAAATTGTTTCAATTTACCGTTTTGAAAAGAA